TTGGAGGTAATTCACTAAAATACTTATCCTGTATAATGGTTGTTACCTTATAACCTTTGGCTTCGAGCATTTTAATGATTAAGGGTGCTAATTCATCTCGATTAAATTTATGCTCCTCCATGCCATCAGCTCCAATAGCTCCAGAGTCATAATAACCAGACATACCACCATGACCTATATTTAATACGACATGTTTCACTATTACCTTTTAACTTTTGGCTTACCAGTTTGTTTTGCTTTACCTACATTTAATGCTAGAAAATCAATAACTTTATACACTTTACCAAGTTTTGATCCTAGGGCAGGTGTAGGGGTAACGGAAGTTATAGCAGATGCTAAAGCAATAACACCAGTTACAATGTTGAAATATGGATTTTGTGCGAGAATTGCGATGATTTCATTCATAATATTATTTTTTGAAGTTTTGTCTGTATAGAGTAATTAAGCCTACTGTTATACCAATTATTAATGATATTGTAGTTAGTGTAGTATTCAATAGGTTAAGATAGCTTACTATACTAGCAGTCACAGGAGCCAGAAATCCAAGTAGTTTCGATATTGGGTGCTCTATCATTTTATTGTTCCACAAAGGTAATTGTACCATCAGCATTTGCTACAAACTTATCAAGAGGAGGTGCTGGAGCAGTATGATCAGGCTTCAGTGCTGTAAGAGCAGTGTAAAGACCAACATAGATCTCCATACCTTTAACTGCATTAGTTCCAAGGACATCTAAAATAGCTTGTTCTTGACCTTCTGTAGTAAATAGTTTGTAGGAATTGTGTAGAGCTTGCTCAATTTGAGTGATTGTATGGGTCTGAAGACTATCAAGTTGTTGAGCAAGTTGTTGTGCAGGGGTGATTTGAATTAATTTCATAAAATTTTATTACCAAGTTGTAAGTGGTGAGCGTTTCCATGTGTTAGTAGCAACACATCTGTAAATATAGTTAGCATCAAAGCAAACTTCACCTATTGTTCCAGTTGCTGTTGCTGAAGCTATAGTTCTGTTAGCTCGAACTCTGAATGTAGAATCATTAACATCTAAAGCATGGCTTGGTGCAGTTGTTCTTATACCGATACTACCATTTGCTGTGTAAATATTACCATACTGAGAATATACAGCTCCATAGGTGCTATTTAAACTACCATAATTTCTAACCTCGATATTACCATAGTTTGTGTAAATATTACCTGTATTTGTATATATTGCACCACTATTTGTATTAATATCATTAAATCCTGTAGTATAAATCTCACCACCTGTAGTATATATATTACCACCTGTAGTGGATATGTTACCACCAGCATATATTAGACCTGATGTTGTGCCTATATTACCAGTTGCAGTAAAGACTGAACCACTATTAGAATATATACTACCTGTAGTTGTAGAGATTGTTGCACCAGTAGCCATAGCAATAGGGCATGAAAGAGAAGCAAGGTTAGTGCAAAGCCATTGAACAGGACTTGGGTTAATTAAAGGAGTAGATTCATCATTACGAATAACATCATTATTTACAATAATATCAACAGTATTAGTAGAATCGAAATTGACTCCATCAGATGACATAGTAATTTCACCCATCAAAGTCACAAAAACTTGATCATTACCGGGGTCATTATCAAATGCACTGAGTAATTGATTAAGTGCTACAGTATTAAATGATGGCTCAAGTAAATATGAAGCTAATCCTGTAAATGGACTAGTAGAAATAGCATAAGATGAAGTTGAAACTACAAAGTTACTATCATACTTTCCTTTTTCTTTTACACCAAATTTAATAGTCTGACCAGAAACAGCAGATAAAACAGTATTTCCAGAAACTAAATTTACATATAAATTAATTTTATCGCCTCTTTTGAAGGAGTAAGCAGTAGTTCCACTCTTAAAATTTGGATCACTAATAAAATTATAATTATCGGCATCTATATAGATCTGAGGCATAATTATACTCAAGTGTCAAAATTATACGATTGGCCAATAAGACTCACCCCATAATGTTCCGACTGCACCAAATCTAGCACTTCGATAATGATATCCTAATAAATTAACTACTCTAGATTCACCTTCAATCTCTGGTAATGCCATTTCATAATAAGGACTCCATTTATCACCACCAGTCCATACAAATGATCTAGAAGCTAGTAAATTAGGTTTAGTAGGTTCTGCACCGGGTGGATCAGGAACTTCAGGTTCTGGTATTGTTTCCTGTTCTTCAGGTGTTAAGTCATCCCATTCATCATGTAGAATTACAGCATAATTATAATCAGCAGTTTGATCACGCCAATCTTCCCAATCTTTAGGGAAAAAATATTCATCCCATTTAGCTTTATAATATTTTGCTTCAATAGGTTCTAAAGGTTCTAATCCTTGTTCTTCTGGTGGTAATAACTCCCATGCTGCATGATCTATTACCCATAAATCATAAGCTGCATCATAATTCATATATTCATTAGTATCAGGAATACCTATTCTATACTTACTTACCTTACCAATAACTTCAGTAGGATGACTTTCATCTACACCTGTGCAAGAAGTGTAATTAGTATATTCTAATTTGGATATTGGAGAAAAACCATCATATGTACTTAAAGTTCCAATATAAGTGCTTACAACATCATATAAATGAGCTTCATAATCTGTAATCTTCTCAGTATATAACATTGTATGAGTTTCATTAAATGTTTCTGTTGGTTCGGTTTCAGATGTTAATGTTCCAACTATTGTTCGTGTGAAAGATTGTTCTGTTTGTGTTTTAGTAATAGTTAGAGTAAATCCAACATTACTAATTGTGCTATCCCCTGATGATAATATTGTGGTTGATATAGAGCAAAAAGCTGTTGTTGGATTAAGCCTCCATTTTCTATCATAAGTAATACTATAAGCTGAAGTAGGATTAGTTCTAGATTGAGTCAGAGTCTCAAGGTTTGCTTTAAAATATGCATTATTAGGTTCACAAGAAGAAAGAGCTTCCCAAGGTGCGTGAGTAGCCCATGGTTGATATTTGAATCCACAAATTGATCTATCAGCATCTTTACTATCAGCAGATAGAGAAGGTTGAGGAGAACTATCAGGAACACATGGACAACATGCATTTACAAGTATATACTGCGAATAATCTCTAATAATCATCTACAGTCAATAAAATGTCAAATTTTATGGTTGTCTATTGAAATTCAAGTTACCTCCACATTGAGTAACATAAAAATTACCATTTCCCACAGCAAACAATCTTATAGATCCATCTAATATTCTTAATCTACCAATAGGTAGTATAATTGTGCCAGTCCCAGATTCTAATGATGGATTAACATTATCAGGATATTGTGCTGTTTCAGTATATTCAACAGTAGGCCAATTTCCACTAGGTGCTGTTCCACTTTCAAGTCCCGGTAAAAATATTTGATTATCATCATCTCTGTTTGAGATACACGTAATAGAAATATATACCAGTTTATCACTATCAGCAGTATTTGATATTTCTTGAGCAGGCACAGTAATATTAGTTTCACCACAATAAATCATTCCTCCACGAATATACTTTGCTGTATCTCCATCAATAGTTTGAGTGAATACTTCACCAAATGGTTTAATTTCAGGAGTAGCCCCACCACCTGTTCCAAGTACTCTACGTCTGGGTTGAACTTTTTGCAATGATCTAATATCAGAGGCTATAGTATTAGCCCAATCTGCTTTCATTGCTTGTCCAATTTTTACAAAATCTGCCATAATCTTAATAACAGTTATACTGTCAAATATCAATCATATAATTTAGCATCCCAGCCACCACGACCAGATAAGAGCCACTCCTCAGTGATTGTGAAGATCTTTTCATTCTCACTTACAGATAACCCAAGGAATAACCAATCACGATCAGTTACAGATGGAGCACCTCTAGGATTACCAATCTTGCCAACATCATTTAAATCAGAACCACTAGGTCTACTTCTAGTAGTATATGATACTCTCCATACTTGCTTAGGATTATAATAATTCAATACACCATTAGCAATATAATCCATTAGTTTTTTAGCTTCAACGCTGGTAACTTCACCAACAGATGAATATGTAGAATCACCAGCAGCACAAAGCTTATAACCATTACCACCTTCAGAAACAGGTATTTGTACAAATGCACCTATATCAAAGTTATTGATAAGAATCTTTTCCTCATTAGTCACAGCACCTGTTTCTGTAAAATCTACAAACGACTTAATATTATCTTCAGAAGATTGTATCTGTAGATCATATGTGTAGTTGTTTAAGTTATTTTCATTGAATGTGAAATTATTATCTTGGAATCCACCATAACCAATTGTGACTTCTGCTAAATCACCTTCAATGTTTTGTATAGATACATCTGAAGCAAGTAAGAATCCGAAACCTTCCATCTGACAAGCAGAACCTAATGTAGGTAAGATTCTGGTAACATCTTTCATTCTACAAGTGAATGATTCTGATCCAGTCCATTTTCCCTTCGAATCAATTTTTGCATTAAACGTAGGATTCCAAATGAAATCATTGCGATTTAAATTTTTTATTGTCGATTTTTCGATGTAAGTTGACATTCTGTAATAACAGAAATGTCAAATTATCAAGTCCAAGAAGGTTCAAACTTAATTAAGCCTTTAGTATTGCGCTCAATTTTAGCAAGATATTGATTAGTAACTCTTAGATTGTTTTCAGCAGTTTGTCCTTTAGTAAAGAATGATGCACCACCGACAGCAGCCATTTCAGATTGGAAACCTCTAAATCCTTGCATTTCAAATCCTGCAATTTCTTCTGCTTTTTTGGGTTTTGTAGTTTTTGCAAAGTCTAAAATACCCTGGAATGAATCAATCATTGTGCCACGGGTTTCAGGTAAAACATTTTCAGAGATATATCCAAATGTTTTTGCTAACTCTTCTATTTCTTGATTAGCAGATCTAATATATTTATCTATTGGAGTTTCTATTAATCCTTTAGCAGCATCCATTGCCTTTTTAAGACTATCACGATCTTCATCAATACTTACTCCAACTGGACCTTTAAAAGGTATTATAGAAGTATATTGAGTTTCTTCTCTAGGCATATATGCTGCTTCTTCTGCTGCAATTTTTAAAGTTTTCTCTCTTTCCAACTTAGCAAGTGCAATACTAGGGTTTTCTTCACCTGTTACAATAGAATATATAGATTCAGCTAAAGCTGTATTTTGACCAAATGCCTCTTCCATCTTATAACTTGCTGTTGCAAATGTAGTAGCTACAGCAACAATGCTTGCCATATATGGATTAATGTTACTAGCAGCCGGACCTGCAAATTTATTTGCTGCTATCATTGCAGCAGCAAGAGTTGCAGAATTATAACCAGTTGTACCTTGTTCATTTATATCAGTAATTGCTGATTCTCCTAAATTATACGCAGTCATACCAGAAGCAATCTTTCCAAAAGGACCGGGCATAAAAGAAGCTAACAATAGTGCCAGTCTTGTAGCTCCGACTTCTGGGGTATCTAAACCACCTTTATTAGCAATTTCAACAGTTTTAGAAATACTTTCTGGTATTAAAGCCTTACTTAATCCACTAAATGCTTCCTTAATTTCAGGAGATTCTAAAACTTCTTTAAGACCTTTTTTAAATATATCTAAACCTGCTTGCCAAATATTCTTATCAGCAATCATTTCTTTAAATTCAGTTAATGTACCGGGTAACTTTTGAGCAAATATACTAACAATTTGACCTAATGCTTTACCAACAGATTCAACATCACTTTTAAACTGGGGTGTTAAACTATTTAATTTATCCAATATATCATTAAGACCAACATTAAAACCAGTCCCAAGAGTAATTCTAAGTTGATCAATATTATCCTTAAAATTACTCATTTTACCTTCAGTGGTATTAGAAATTTTTTCAAGCATTCCTTGATATTTACCACCTTCACTTGTAGCAGTTATAAAAGCACCTCTCAAGTCATCAATACCAAGCATACCATCTGATGCTTTCGCTTTAAGGGATGCTACAGATTCACCTGTTATTCTTGAAATTTCGATAAGTGGGTTAAAGCCTGCATCAATAAGTTGATTTACATCTTCACCCATCATAACACCAGATGAAGATACCTGACCAAATACACGAGCTAGACTAGCTAGCTTATCAGCAGAACCCATTGATACATCACCAATTTCAGCTACAACGCCCATTACATCATCTGTAGCTATACCAAAGGTGAGTAATGTCTTAACAGCATCTTGGATTGCTCCTTGTTCAAAAGGTGTTTTCGCACCATACTCAGACATTTTCTGAACTAGACTACCAGCAGTCTCAGCAGATCCTGTTAATACTTGTAATTGGACTTGTAGAGTTTCAAAGGATGCTGCCATACCTGAAGAACTCTTAATTACATCTGATCCCATTCTAGTAAAAGAACTAGCAACATTAGCAATACCAATAGCAGCTAATGCACCACCCAATGCACCAATGGCAGTTTTAATCCCATTAACGCTATTATTAATTTGACGAACTCCTCTTTGAAAGTCTGAAGTATCTGATGTGAATCTTACATTTGCCGTAGCCATATAATTAAAATAATGTCAAATTACAGACTATTGAAAATATCATAAAGTTCAACGCGCTCTTCATCATTAGTCTTATAATAGCATTCCGCTTCATAACTACAAAGGATTGAGTGACGATATGCCCATAATTTAGATATAGGCATATCAAGCACAAAATCTTCAGTCCAACCAGTCTCCTTAACGACTGAGAATATTAAATCAATTGACCAATGTGGTCTTACTCCACCTTGGCTTTTTTTTTATTATCTGAAGCACGAACTTCTACAATTGTAGCTGTATCAATTTTTTCGTTTTCCTTAGTGATCTTACCAAGTGCTGCAAGATCTTCTGCTGTAAAATTATCAGCAAATTCATATACTGCATCATCAAATTCTTCAGAGTTATATCTCTGAATTAACTTAAGATCAGAAGTGCAAATAAATAGTAAATCCATTAAGCCTTTAAGCTGATCGCCTCCAACATAATAAGGCGATTTAAACTTCTCTAATAGCATTAGCATACGAGTAGTAACTGGCTTATAATGAACATCTTTAAAATAAAATCCTTCATTTGTAACCGCATCTGTAATTTTTTCTTCTCTATTCATATATTAAATTTGTGAAAATATTTTATCTTGAAATTCCTTACTAGCATTCTTATTGATAACAGCAATTTTACCATTTTTTTCAATAACAACTAATTCTTCTGATTTCTTTACAACATCCAATAATCCTTCTCTATTTAAATTTGCACATTTCATATATGCAAAAGGATGCTCTGGATTATTATTGGCGAAGTCAGGATCACTCCAAGCCTTAATCATATCACCAGTATGGTATGTTCCACATTGGGAAGATTCCTGTAAGAAAAACTTATATTGTTCTCCTTTAACAGTTTTAATTTTTACAAATGGATTATCTGAATTAGGTAAAATTCCTAATGATAATAGTGATGCGACCAAATTAAGGTCCGCAGTTTCGAAATAACTATCTCGTTGCATATGTATCTGTATAATACATTATGTCAAAAAAAAACCACTTAGGATATTTAATCCTAAGTGGTTTAATTATGTCGTATGATATTAAGCAGTGATGTTTGGATAGAAAGTTGCTGTAACTTTAATTGATCTATAATCTTCGTTATTAAGATCAATAGTAATGCCTTCAACTATTGTAAGTCCACCAGTAACTCCACCTTTTAAGTATGCGCTTAATGCATTACCTAATGATAATGATGCTGCAAGAGTGCCAGAGAATGCTGCTGTAGTTGGGATTCTACCATTCAACGAAACCTTTACTTGTTCGTCATAGTAAGAAATACCAGTAGTATTACCAGTACGGTCTTTGATTGATTTGTTTGAATTTGTATAATCTTGAGAGATTGATTCAATGATGATACCGGTTTCCACGTTGCTGATACCCCATGAACCGACTCCGAAAGATGTTGCTGTTGCTGCCATAATTTTAAATTGTTGATATTTGTGTAATATAAATGGTATTACTTCCAATGATTATCTATGATTATAATTTATGTCAAAAAATTATACTGCTTGACCTACACAAAATGCATCAAATTTGATAGTTATTTGTTCAGACGTTCCTTCTGAATTTCTATCAACTGATCTAATGAATAATTCATTTAGATGAAATGCTGTAACTGGTCTTGAATCTGTTCCTGTTGAAGGCTTGTTGACTTTATTATACAATGCAGGATTACCATTTATTGTTGATAAAATCATTGTAGCCATATTATCAGCAATGTCATTATTGTCGTCTTCATAGCCTTGAACATCAATATTAACATAACCAGCCACTGTGTAATGTCCATAGCCACCAGAGAAGCTCATATTCTCTTCTGAATAGCCCACTACGATGCTTGGAAGAGTTTTCTCTACATTCCTATCAAATAATACTATCGGCGCGTTAAATGCCGTTATAGCAGGCACAGAAGTAAAATAATATTGCAAATTTTTAGATAGAGGCTTACCGAGCATAATATTGAGTAGATGTCAAAATCTTTGCGCCGCTGCTTTGATTTGATATTTAATTTTTTTAATCTGATTACGGTAAGCATTATTAACAGCAGCTTTAATTTTTGTATCAGAAATAAGATTAGAAACATATGTTACATCATTATATAAAGTTATAACTGTCCTATAGATATTGTGTGTAGTTTTAGAGTAACCTAATCTACCACTTTTCTTCAACCATCCAACAATTCTAAATTTTGATGATAAATCACGACCAGCTTGCATCCATCCAGCTTTAGCAGTTCCTGCTTTAACTACTTCATCTTTTTTAATACTTTCTACTTCAGCATTACTTGCTAGACCCATTACTTTAGAATCATCTGATACTCTTCCTTTTAAATTTCTTACAGAATCTAAATGATTACCACTATCTGTTTCCCTCATTTCATAACCATCAATATAATTTCTGGCATATCTTTCAGCAGCATTCAAATCATTATTATGAACTGCATTAGCATATGCATAAGCAATAGAAGTCGAAAATGTTTTCAATCTATTGAATGTTTGACCAACATAATCATATGCTTTATTGATATCTTTATATATAGATTTATGTAAAACTTCTTTCTGATTATTTGTTACACCATAAGGCTCTGTTCTTATGGCTAATTGCCTAGCACCGATTACAGCTATTTCTTTTATATTATCTTTTGATGTTTTATTAACTTCTTTCGATAATTTATCTAGCTGTCTTTTTAAATCATTAGTATTGATACTACCTCTAATCATAATTTATTTTGTGATTGTGAGTATAATTTAGTGATCATTTCACCATATTCAATTGATACGATCCTATAATTTTGAGAGTTAATTTGGATAATAACTCCCTTAAGACTTTTAGGATTAGTAAGATCTGAAGTTCTTGCCATGAATACAAAATCATCATCTGGTTCATACCCACCCAAAATCTTATTATCACGATGTTTAGAAGTGTTAAAAATACCATCAATGGTTTCACCTAGTATAATTGCTTGTGCATTTACTAATATTTCAAACCCTTGATCAATATAATTACTCATATCCATATTATTGGATGAATGTCAAATATCATAAATTATAATATTGTATGTCCTCTAATATAAAAAGTACCATCAGGCATTGTAGTGGGCCAAAATATTCCTACACTTGGTATTAAAGCTCCAGTATAACTTGCTTGAGCATCTGATATAGTTCCTAAAATACCACCAGCAGCAACAGTAAATGTTCCTCCATCTGTTGTGAATACTTCTCCTTGAGATGGAAGTCTATTACTGAATGATTTAACTTGAAAACTATTTACAATAGGTGTTGAAGCTGTGGCAATTGTTACTTCAGCACCTCTACTACCTGTTATCACTTGATCCCCTACTACGTTAGGGCTACCTGTTATTGTGCATTGAAACCAAGCTCTTCCTACATCTGGTGCTCTTCTAATATCAACATTCCAACCACCTCCTACATATTGAGTACCATAAGCATAATAGGTACAATCAACAGACATGTATTGGTGGCTTGCTGGTGTCACAATTGAGATTTTAAATCTTCCTGATCTATTACCTATAGGTTGATATATAAACGGTTGAGTTGTTCCTTTATTAGCAATAACAAGAGCAGCCTGAAAATATCTTAAGGTTCTGCCATTAAGTATTGCCTTATCATAAGTGCTTGTTGTTTGAGGATACCATTCATATTCATCGTATTCACCTATAGTTAAAATGCTCTCTGGTGAATCTGCTAATTGATTTGGTAGTTTATTTGCTATTCCTGTAGCACTGATATTACCAACAACAGTTAATGCTTGAGTTGGCACTGTAGTTCCAATACCAACCAACGGTCCTAAGCTTACATGGTCATTGGCAACATATTTATTACCTGCACTACCTAGATAAACTCTCTTACCTGCTGAAGTAACACCTAAAACAAGTTGATCACTAGAGTCGGAGTATATTCTTTGCGTGATAACTTGAGCAGATCTATGAGCGAATTGTAACTCATTACTTGAGTATATATTTAATGCTGAAAGATTACCTGTAGCACTAATATTTCCAGAGACAGTTAATCTTTCATTAGGGGTTTCTGTGCCAATACCAACTCTATTATTAGAGCTATTAGCTATAAGTGTTACAGTGCCTGTTCCTGGGCCACTATTACCATTTCTTACAACCAATTGAGGGTTTATAGTAATACCATTACCAACCAAACCAGACATCCAACCTTTATATTCTTCAGATCCACTACCTGTTGTTCTTAAGTTTATAGCTGCTGGCTTATTAGCACCAACACCTCTTATTAAAAAGGCTGAAGTATCATTATCACCAACATTGAGATCACTTATTATTGTAAATTTAGGATTTAATGCTGATAGTGTATTTACCACAACACCACCAGCACTTGTAATGGACATTCTAGTGCTACCATTAGTCTCAAACTTCAAATCTTGACCATTATTTGTCCCAATAATTAAAGCAGCATCTTCAGTGTTACCACCTTTATAAACAAGATTGTCACCTGTATAAATAAGATTACTAACTGTAAGTGAACCACTAGCACTGATATTACCAGCAACAGTTAATCTCTCATTAGGTGTCGCTGTTCCAATACCAACATTTCCATTAATAGATACATCTTGTAAAAAATTATTATTTTGTGAGAAAGTATTTGGAACATTTAATCCAGCACCATCAATAAATTCGAGAGTAGTCTCAACAAAGTTAGTCGAGATACTTGTCATGTATGTAGACAAGCTAGCTGAAATAGCTGTAGGATGGCTGCTAATATTTGCTGTGATAGTATCTGCCATAAAATTAATTAGTTACAGTGCTTGTGATTTCAAAACGGCTTACATCCACGATATAATCTTTACGATTTGCATGCTCGACATATATATCATAGTAATAGTTACGAGGAGCAAGATCAAACTCGTATGGATCAACAGCAAATCTACCTTCAGCAGCATTTGTAATTGTTATTGTGCCATCTGTATTACTAAACTCAATTTCTGGAGTTGGGCTACATGCTTCCTTTTTAATCTGCATTTTAATAACAGCACCTGTAAGGTCTACTGGTACATCGTTTAAGAGGAACTGCACTGTTAACCCAGCCCATGTCTGATTTCTTTTTGTCTCTATGTTTACTACTGAGGCCATATTAAATAGGAGATGTCAAAATAAAAAAAAACCCTACCAAATTAATGATAGGGGTTTTGATAACTATATGAAAAGTTAGATTAGACAGTCTTAACAAGTTTGCCAGCAGCGGTATCACCGACTTGAGCACCGAAAAGAAGATCGAATGACCCCCAAACACTACGGGTAGCTGTGCTGCCCCAGATGTTTGATTGGATGCTTAATCCAAGACCCGGAATTTCGATAACTTGAGTATCAAGTAATTCACCAACAGCAGCAGGATAAGAAGGAAGAGCTGAAGCCATAACTAAAGCGGCAGGATTTGCACCGAAACCAACAATCTTAGTACCAGCACTTGCGAAACCAGCACCAGAACGATCAATAACATCATAACCATAACCACTACGTTGACGAGTGATATCGAAACCATTTAGATCGGAAGGAAGCAAGTTAGCAAATTCGTTATCCTTAAGGATAGCAACCTTAGTATCACCCGGAATTGCTCCATAAAGAGTCTTAAGGTTAGCAACAGACATTGCACCTACAGTGATACCTGTAACAGCAGGGGTTCCGAAGTTAGCTTCAGTTAATAGAGAGAAAACCATTGCTTCAATCTTGCTAGTAACAATATTCATGTTATGCATTGCAAGAGTTTCAAGTCTACGACCAACACCAAAATCAGCAGAAGTAATGTAGAAAGACTTGGAGATATGATCCATAGTGATAGCACGATTAGCAACATCTGTATCACCAGTTTCGAAGTTGGTTGGGTTGGTTTGAACCGCAGAACCACCTGAAACAAATGGGACTAGGATTGAACGTGAACGCTGATCACGAACTTCATCAGAGAAGTCAGTGGTGAATGCACCTAAGAAAGCCAATTTATCTTGAACTTTGGTAAGAGCAGCTTGGGAAAGAACCTTGTTGACGAGGTTTGCATCGAATGAGTTAGCCATAATTTTATTTTATTTAAATTTTTAGTATTTTGTAGGCATACTTTGCCTTATTACTATAGAAAGGAATGTGTCAAAAAATATTATCGACCTTTGATCAATTTATAGATTTCGTTTTTATTTGTTTTGAAGAATTCAGTTAATTGAGCACCTGATAAGTTTTTCAATTGTTCAGCAACAGTTGGAGTTTGATTATCAATTGCTTCTTGAGCTTCATCTTCAAGAATACTGATAGAAGGTTGAGAAACTTCACTAAGGATTTCAACTGCTTTAGTTGCAGCAATAGAATCAATGGATTGAGCACTCTCAACCAATTCCTTAACTTCTTCAACAACTTCAGCTAATTCCTCAACTGCGACTTCTTCTTTAATTTCAAGAACTTCATACTTGCTTTTAAAATCAGCAAGTTCTTCAACCAATGATTTATTTTGTTCAAGTAATTGGGTTTTTTCAGAAATCAATTCAGCGATAACCACTTCATTTTGAGTTACAGTGCTTTGAAGAGATTCAACCTGTAAATTGTTTTTACGAAAGATATTCATATGTAATAATTAAAAGTGTCAAAATTTATTGTAAAGATGTGATATTTTCTGCGATGTTTTGTGCAGTTTTAGCTGTTCCAATTAAATCAATTAATCCAGAAGTGACAGCTTCTTGATCTGAATAAACAGCAGCCGTGAATACTTCATCTAATAGTTCTAATCTATTAACCTTGACGTATTCTTGAAACTTTTTACCAGCTTTATCGATTTGATTTTGTAGATAGCTTACTTGTTCTTCAGTTAATGAAGTATCACCATGACCAATGCTCTTATAAATAGCACCATCATTTACGAATGTAATCATCTTAACACCGATATCACTAAAGATTTTAGATTGATCGGTATATACTGAGATAGTTCCAATATTACCAACACTAGCAGTTTCTGAAGCAATAATATAACTACAACTAGAAGCTAATTTATAAGCAGCACTACAAGCACATGCTTCAACATAAGCAATAGTAGGAACTGGTAGATTCTTGATATAATCAGAGCATTCGTAGGAACCTTGAACCATACCACCACCGCTATTAAATACAATAACAATTGCTAATACACCTTCTTCTACTAAATCTTCTAAATCATCGACAATATCATCATAATCTGTATTACCAGTTAAACGATCTAATTCAGTTGCATCATTTAGTAATGTTCCGTAGACATGAACATATCCAATATTATTTTTAATCATTTTTTCATGCCTTTTATTATAAAGCATTTCAATACCATTATCGATATCATTACCATTTTCCCATTTATATTTACAACGCTCAGTTGTCTTTAAATAGGTTTCTAATCCGTCTTGATTTATTTCAAAAATTTTCATAATTATTTAATCAGTGTTTCTCCAGTATTCAATTCACTTTGGCTAAACATTCTCATTTTAATTGGATCGATTGTGGTATTGTATTCCTTTTCAATTTCCAATCTTATCAAAGTAGCCATAGCTTCTTCAGTAGCTCTTTCATATAAATGATCTTCTAGATTCTTACCTTCTTCTTCTAGGATAGTGGTAAGATTTTTTAGACCTAATTTATATTCTTCACGTAAAGCATTTGAATCTCTGCCGACATCAATAGAAATTGATGGAGGGGTTGAGAAAGACCATTTGTAGAATTCATCATTAGGATTTAGTGATCCATTTTTGATGCCTTTAGCTAATGCATATACAACGATTCTAAGAGCCACTGGCATCAATAGAGCTTGGCGATCTTCACAAGACCTCATAGCTTGTCTTAAAGCTATTCTATCAGCCGTACCATTGCCTTGTGGGGCATCTACCATTGCTTTAGGCCAGTTACAACCAACTAAAGCGATACGCTCTAATCTGTCGTGGAAAGCTTGCCATTCAGCAGATGGACGATTGTTATTTACAGCTTCTAATTTAGATCCATCACCAGATTTGAAAAACTTAATGCTTCCTTCTTCGTAATTAACACATGTTGGCTTACCATCAATTGAATCACCAACTTCTCTAGTAATATCATCATCTTCACTAGCACCAAAAGGATTGTGTTCAACGAATGCGATACTAGCTAATAATAACTGTGCAGTTAATTCTCTTTCAGTAGAATCAGCCATATCTCTAAATTGATTTACAGCATGACTAAATAATCCAAGACCTCTAGATTGTTCTGGATATTCTGATTCGAAGATATGAATTAAACTTGTAGCAGATATGTCCTTATCATCGTTAGAAGTTTCACCTAATACTCTATATGCTACTGGACGACCATTTTTTTGAAATATGATACCTTTTTTAATTTTAAAGCCTTTGTATTTTCCTTCTGAAACTGTTTTAGCATCATCTCTTTGACCTACTTGGTGGGCTGGGATAACTTGAATCTGTGGATACTTATCATCAGTTTCAGTTAATAATACAAATGCATCACCGTCTCTATCAATAGCAACTGATAGTATATATAAAGTAGTTTGTAGATCTTGACCAGAGACATTACATGTTTTATAAAATCGAGATAGATATTCGTTAGCTTCAGTTTTCCATATTTTGTCTCTACCTAAAAATCTAGGAAGGAAAGCTTGCCCAACTGAATACATTGCCTTCTGATTGATAACACCACGAACTATACCATGATTAGCATATAGTTTTCTATTATTAGATACTAAATTTTTATATGAACTAGTAGTGATCAAGTCATCTAAATCACGAAATGCTGTAGTTTCCCATTTGCGATTCCATCTACGACGTGAACCTTCAATAAATGCTTGTGATGGAGTTGTGCTTGATTCAGTCATATTATAAAATGGTTCCGACTACTGTGGTTGATGCAGTTCCTTTCTCGATCATTTCTAATGCACGAGAAATTGTTGCTGCCCATTGTGAATTTGTTAATCCTTTTGATGCAAATGTTACAGATACACCATTAGCAGTAGTTGATGAGACACTGCCACCTTTTCCATTAGCAATGTTAGTGATAGCAGCCGATAACCAAGTTTCTAATTGACTTTGGTTATCGGTATTACATTTCGCCCACCTATAAAGTGTTTTAGCCAAAATTATATCCATAAAGACTATAATAATGTCAAAATTTAATCTTGAGGTATTACATTGGGATATACGTTATGAATTAGAGCACCTACAATTTGCATAGCTTCACAGTCGAGTAAGTGATTATTTACTTTAATTTTCTTGTATGTTGGTGATCCATCTTGACCAATAACTTTGATTTCTGAACGTAATTGATTAATATATTCATCGCCAATATCATATGGAACACCAAATTCAGCACCATGACCTGACTTAAGGATAAATAATACATCTTTTACACTATTAGAACTATAATATGTAATAATAGCTTCTCCAGATGCTGTTTTATGCCTATTCGGCATAGAGTATAATTGCTTATAAGTTTTACCTGTCTTTTTATTCCTAACATTATAAAAGTTCTCAGAACGACCATTCAATCCAAGCCAATTGTATTTAGCAATTACACCTTTAACTTCTTCGGTTCTAAAAGCAGTATCTAAAAACACACATCGATTCTTAATATCCCAACTCTTTTGTATAATTTCTAGATCGTGGAAATTAACTACTTTACCACATTCAAGCAATCTAGAATCTCCAGATTTAGACCATGTTCTAATAGTATACCATAAGTCTTGCTTTTGAACATCAACTGCTAAAATTGTTGTGTCCCATTTTTGCCTGTCTTCTATTGAATAATCACCGATATTTAATGTTGATTCATCTGATAAACTCATATCATTCCAAGCAACTGCTAATCTTTTTTGATTGAATTGCCTTAAATAATTAATATTACCTACTTTTAAATATTGATTAGCTTTGAGAAATTCAATCACAAGTTTACTCCAGGGAATCCACCATACATTTAATGCGCTAAAATGATATCCTATGTGTCCTTTAACTGGATTATCTGAACCAGTCTCAATATAAGATCCAGAACTCGACATTTCTCTTCTATCGTTTACAGTGTCATCATATCTTTGATTACATGATGGACATTCATACCAACTAACTAAAGATTCCCATACGTATTCATCATTGTTTTTATCGCATTCAAATTTAACGTCTTTCCAATTGTATGCATGAAATTCATTACATCCTTTGCACTTATATGAGAATTCATGTTTAAAGCATTGATTCCATGCTATGGATAAATCATCGCCTTCAGTTCCAGCTTGAGAACATAGAATTACTTTAGAATTGAACCTATCATGTGTTCTTCTACGTCCTTCAGCTATTAAATTACTTTTAGCTAACCAAGCCTCATCGAAAAATACATTATCACAAGATTTCGATTGTAGATTATTCAAATTTGCACCACATACCCACAATGGCATATGAGAAAATTGTACGAAATCTTTTCTGATTAGATTTCTTTTGGTAGGCCATAAATTATGAACAGTTTGGCAAGATTCTAATGCAGGTTTAATACCAGTCTGGAACCATTCGTAAGCATCTGGATCAGATTGTGTACAAACTAATGTTGGTCCGGGTTTTTCTGCTACGATATATGTAATCGCAACTTCCATCATTGTCGATTTACCACCACCTGTAGGAGCTAATAACACCACTTCGCTACATTCATTACCCAGAATAGTTTCCAATGGTTTTATGAGCCATGGTGTTTGATTTAAATCTGCTTTTTCTGATCTTGATGATCTAGCTAATTTCACATTATCATAAGACCACTCAGAGTAGTCATAAATGGGGTATTAAATGATCTATGTAATGAATTAAAAGATTTCATTCCAACCT